TGCGAGCGCGCGCTTGATATGGGCGGACTCGCGCTCGTCGGCCGCGACGAGCTCCTGGCGCTGCGCAAGTCGGCCGGCGCGCCGTCGACCGCTGCAGTCCGCGGCACCATCGACTGGGACAAGATCACGCTCCTGCCCGAAGCGCTCGAGGAGCTCTCCGCCGAGCTGCGCAAGGGCGCCACACAACGCAAGGGCCGCGTACTCTCGGCCGAGAACGAGAAGAAGCTCGAGACCGCGCACGGTCACGTCAAGGCTGCCAACGACCACTGCGCCGCGGCGATGGAGCACGTGCGCTCGGTCATCGACCAGGTGCGCGACGCCGAAGACGGCGATCCCTGCGATCCTGATGAGGATCCGGATTGCGATCCCAACGCCGATGATCCGGAGCAGAACGCCAAGGCTGCGGAAGAGCAGCGCCAGCGCGTCCGCTTCCTGAAACTCAAAGGCGGCGCGCCGGCCTAAAGCGCCGCGCCCGCACCACCAACCAGCAAATCCCTGCCGAGTCTGGCGAGGGCAACGGCGCCGCGCGCGCCATCCCCGCGTCCGCGCGCGGACGCTTTCCGAGGAGTCCACGATGGACAAGAAGCTGAACGAACTGCGCCAGGCTCGTGGCAAGGCGTGCGACGAGCTCGAAGGCCTGATCGGCAACGAAAAGTTTGCCGAGAAGGAAGCCGAAATCCGCAAGCTCGACGATCAGATCGCCCAGTGCGAGCGGGCGCTGGCGCTCGCCGCCAGTAACGCTAAGCCGTCCGGTCACAATCCGGCCGTCGCAGCTGCGGCAGCCGAGGATCGTCCGATCATCGTCAACCATTTCGAAGACAGCTTCTCCGGCCGGCGCGTGCGCAAGATGCCGGGCTTCGACCACTACCTGCGCAAGGCGCGCGCGTTCCTGCGCGAGGCCAACGTGGCGCCGCAGCCGGAGGGCCGTGCGCCGTTCCGCTCGTTCGGCGAGCAGCTGCTCGCGGTGGCGCGCTACTCGCTGACCCACGGGGTCGACAACGACCCGCGGCTCATCCGGGCGCCGACCGGCGCCGGCGAGATCGATCCGTCGTCCGGCGGCTTCCTGGTGCAGACCGATTTCTCGACCGCGGTGTTCATGCGCGCCTACGAGCTCGGCGAAATCCTGTCGCGGACCGAGAAGCTGTCGCTCTCGACCAACGCCAACTCGATCAAGATCCCGGGCGTCGACGAAACCAGCCGCGCCACCGGCTCCCGCTGGGGCGGCGTGCAGTCGTACTGGGTCGGCGAGGGCACCCAGCCGCAGGCCACCAAGCCGAAATTCCGCCTGGTCGAGCTCGATCTGAAGAAGCTCATGTCGATCATGTACGTGACCGACGAGCTGCTCGCCGATCAGTCGGTGCTCACCTCGATCGCCGGCAAGGCGTTCTCGGAAGAAGTGATGTTCATGACCGAGGACGGCGTCTTCGAAGGCGACGGTGCCGGCAAGCCGCTCGGCATCAAGAACGCACCGGCGCTGATCGCGGTGCCGAAGGAAGTCGGCCAGGCCGCCAAGACCATCGTCTACGAGAACGTGCTCAAGATGTGGTCGCGCTGCTGGGCGCGGTCGCGGCAGAATGCGGTGTGGTGGATCAACCAGGACTGCGAGCCGCAGCTCTACGCGCTGAGCCAGGTCATCGGCACCGCCGGCGTCCCGGTCTATCTGCCGGCGAACGGCATCGCCGGCGAGCCCTACGGCACGCTGTTCGGCCGCCCGGTGGTCCCGGTGGAATATTCAGACACGGTCGGCACCCAGGGCGACATCACGCTTGCCGACTATTCGCAATACGTGATCGCCGACAAGGGCGGCGTCCAGGCCGCGAGCTCCATGCACGTCGCCTTCCTCACCGACGAGATGGTGTTCCGCATCACCTACCGCGTCGACGGCCGGCCGATCTGGCATGCGCCGCTCACCCCGTTCAAGGGCACCAACACGCTGTCGCCCTTCGTGCAGCTCGCCGCCCGCTAAGGCGGTCTAGCTGAGAACGACACGCGCTGACCAGGCGCGCATCTGCGCGCGCCTGGTGCACTGAAACCGTAGCTGACGCTGCCATGGCCGACAAGAAGCCTTCACCGCTCGAGGAGCTCGAGCGCAAGCACCTCGAGGTGTCCACTGCGCTGCAAAAGGACCTCGACAGGCTGACCACAGACCTGCGCGAAGCCGAAGCGATGGCGCGCGAGATCCGCAGCAAGATCGCGATCAAGCAGCAGCAGAAGCTCGCCAACAGCTACGCCTACGACACCGCGGTCGCCGAACTGACCGCGGCTGAGAAAGCCGAGAAGACCAAGGCGGCCTGATTGCCGCGTCGCGCGATCATCGCGCCCAACCCATCGCGCTCGCGCGATCAGCAAGGAGGAGCCAGATGGCCCGCCAATTTTCGCTTCCCATGATCCTGCCGCCGGTGTCGCTGCTCACTCCCGCGGCTGACGCCGCCGGCCGCACTAGCCGATACGTCAAGCTCGGCAAGGCCGACAAGGCGTGGATCATTTGCCACGTCAACCAGGGCAACGCCGCGCAGGTGACGCTCACGCCGCTGCAGGCCCAGGACACCTCCGGCACCGGCTCGAAGGCGATCGCCGCCACGCAGATCTGGACCGATCTCGACGAGGCGACGCTCGATCTGTTCACCAAACAGGCGAATGCGGCGAGCTTCCAGACCGACGCCGCGACCAAGGACAAGATCGTCATCTTCGAGATCTCGCCGCAGGACTGCATGGACATGGCGAACGGCTTCAACACCATCGCCGTCCAGACCAGTGCCTCGAACGCAGCCAACATTACCGAGGCCTCGATCTACGCTCTCGCCACGTACGAGCAGGCGCAGCCGCCGACGATCCTGAGCTGATCTGATTTCGGCTCGCGCGCGCGAACGCGCTTCGTTCGCGCGCGGCTCCGCTTTCGCTCGGCCGTTCGCGCCGACCTTCCCTGTAGGAGACGATCATGTCCGACAAGGCACGCGTGCACGCCCGGTTGAACGGCGGCAATCAGCTCGAGTTCCACGATCAGACGACCCAGGAGCTGACCTGGATCGCCTCGCCGCTCTACTTCGACGACGACTTCATCGGCGCTGGCCACACCGCCGGCATTCCGGCTGCTGGTGCGCCTGCGGCGGGCTATCCGTGGGTCAAGAAGATCGTCGGCGTCGCTCCTCCCACGGTTGCGCTAATCTCAAATTCCGGGGGCGGCCAGGTATCCTGCACGCTTGCGGCGACGAGCGAGAAGGAAGACGCCGCGCTGTACTGGAACGACAGTCTCTCGCTCGACGTCACCAAGGGTCTGGTCTGGCAGGCGCGCGTCGCCTTATCGGTGCTGCCGAGCGTCGCCGGCGTGCAGGCGGTGTGGGGCATGGGCTCGGCCTGGATCGACGGGCCGAACAATCGCTCGTTCTATCTGTCGTTCGGCGTCAGCGGCAACGGCAACGTCCTGATGCAGTCGCAGGACGGCGTCACACAGAACGCGATCGCGAGCGGCGTCACGGTCAACGCCGGCGACTTCCACAACTATCGCATCGACGCCACCGACGTGACAGATATCAAGTTCTTCATCGACGGTGTGCGCGTGAGCGGCAACAACCAGATCGCATTCGCTGCGACCGGCGCCAACGCGATCCTGCAGGCCTACAACTCGGTCTACAAGCCGAGCGGCACAGGCGTCGGCACGCTCGTGCTCGACGCCATCAGCGCCTTCAACTTCCGCTGATGCGTTTTCCGCGCATGACCGGTGCGATGCGCGCCGGCAATTTTCTTATTCGAGAGGTTTCCGATGGATCAAAATACGAGCGCGGCCGCGCCGGCGCCAGCCGACGCGACGACGAGCGCCGCTCCGGCCGACCTGGCGCCGAGCGAGAAGACGCTCGAGCTCGCCCAGGAGCTCGCCGCCAGCATCGAGGCTGACAAACACCACGCGGCCGATGGTGCCGCGCCCGCAGCGCCGTCAGTCGAGCCACCTGCACCTGCTACCGACGAGGCCCCGCCGCCGGCAGAGGTGCTGGGCAGGCAGGCTCGGCATCCCAAGGACGGACGCCAGGGCGTGATTGCCAGTCTGCGCCGCAACGACAAGGGCGCGATCGATGCAATCCGCCTGCAGATCGGCGACACGCTCACCGATTGGCTGAGCGAAGACGACTTCGCTACCGACCCTTTGTAACGGCCGATGCGCGATTTCGTGCTTGGACTGGCGCTGAGCGCGCTTGCGGCGGTCACTGTGGCGTTGCTGGTCGTGACCATGCGGCCGGCGATGCCAGATCCGCCGCGGCACGAGTCGGTGCCGCCGGTCATCGCCGCTCCGCCAATCATCGCTTCGCCGCCGCCGATCATCGCGGCGCCACGGGGCCCGCATCGGCAGGTGCCGCCGCATCGGCGTCGCGCGCGACGGCTACAGCCGCCGGCGCAGCCACAGGAGCAGCAACGGTGCTTTCCGCTGCTCTGTCCGCAACAAACACCAACCGGCAGCCGATGACCGCAAGACCCACCATCGTGCTCGTCGGCGCCGACAAGGGCGGCGTCGGCAAGACCATGACCTGCCGCGTGCTGCTCGACTATCTGGCGCGCCGCGGCACGGCCGTGCGCGTGTTCGACAGCGAATGGCCGAACGGCAACCTGCAGCGCTTCGCCGCCGAAGCGGCGATCGTCGATATCGCCAAGGTCACCGACCAGATGCGGGTGTTCGACGGCGTTGCCGCCGATGCGCTGACCGTGGTCGACATTCGCGCCGGATTGCTGTCGCCAACCATCAAGGCGCTCGATGAGGCGCATCTCCTCGACGATGTGCGCGCCGGCGCCATGGAGCTCGTCCTCCTGCACGTGCTCGGCGACACGGTGGCCTCGATCGCCGAGATCACCCGCGCGGCCGAGGCGATCGGCACCGGCGCCCGGCATTTCCTGGTCAAGAACAAAACCAACGCCGACCAGGCGTTCGACTGGGACACCGGCGCCGCCAAGGCGATGCTCGAGCGCATGGCCGACGTCACAATCGACATCCCGGCGCTGCCGGCCGTCGCCGCCAAGGCGGTCGACGAGCGCGGCGGCCCGTTCGCCGCCTTCGTCGCCGACGATACGCAATCGCGGCTGCTGCGCGGCCGCGTGCGCACCTGGCTCGAGGCGGTGTGGCGCGAATTCGATCGCGTGAAGGTCATCGAGGGAGATACGCCGTGAGCCTCACCCCGACCGCCGTCACCATCTCAAATGGCACCGCGCTGTCGCCGCAGGTCAATCTCGGCAACAAGCTTTTGGTCGGCTTCTCGATGCCGGCGGCCTGGACCGCGGCCGCGCTGACGTTCCAGGTCTCCTACGACGGAGGCACGACGTTCCAGGATCTCTACAATTCCGGCGGCACCGAAGTGTCGTTCACGGTGGCGGCCAACCACTTCGTGGCGCTCGACCCGACGCTGTGGCGCGGCATCAACTGCATCAAGGTGCGCTCCGGCACCGGCTCGGTCCCGGTCAATCAGGGCCAGGACTCGACGCTGACCCTGATCACGAGCTGACGGCGCGCCGGAATGGATCTGCAGATCGTTTCGACGGTGCTGGTGCCGGCGACAAGCGCCTTCACCGGCGGCAAGCCGTACGACCTGGTCGGGCTGCCGCTGATCAAGGCCGAGCTCGATATCGACAACACCGGCACCGATGCGCTGATCTTCAGCTGGATCACCGAGGCTTCGGCGGCCGCCGCGAAATTCTGCAACCGCGTCTTCCCGATCGAGACGGTGCAGGACCAGATCTACCCGCCGCGCGACTATTTTCCGGCGCCGACCGTGATCGGCGGCGTCAAGGCGCTGCAGCTGTCGCGCTGGCCGATCGCCGCCAAGCCGTCGACCGCGGGCATCGCACCGCCGCTTCCTCCGGCACTGTCCGCCGTCGCCGGCGGCTCGGTGCCGGGCACGTTCTACGCCAGGATCACCTACGTCACGGCAAGGGGCGAGACCGCGGCCTCGATCGAGACGAGCCTCTCGGTCGCCGCCGGGCTTCTGCAGGTCGCCTCGCCGGCGGCGGATCCGGGCGGCATCGCCTCCGGCTGGAATTGCTACCTCGGCAGCACAAGCTTCGGCGAGACGCTGCAGAACGTCACACCGCTTGCGATCGGCACGCCGTTCACCTTGCCCGGCACCGGGCTCACCACGACTGGGGCGGCCACGCCGTCCTACGTGCTCGCGATCGAAAACGGCAACCCGCTCGGCGAAGGCCTCGACTTCCTGGTCAGCGCCGACGTGGGCCAGCTGATCCGGCTCGACACCAATGGTTGGCCGCGGCGCTGGCCGGCGTTGCCGACCATCGTGCAGTACCCGGCCGGCTACGATCTGAAGAACGATCCGAACGTCACCGACCTTTCCGGCGCCGTCATTCGCATGGTCAAGGACCGCTGGTTCGCGCGCAAGCGCGACTCGCGGCTGCGCTCCGAGAACATCGCCGGCGCCTACGAGGCGCAATACTGGTTCGCCTCCGGACCAGGCGCTGCTGTCGGCAATATGACGCCGGACGTCTCGGCCATGCTCGAGCGCTACCGGGTGCCGGTCACCGGCTGACCGCAGTGCCGCACAATGACCATTGTGCTCGATAAGGCTGCTGGCGTCGCAATACGCGGCTGTCGCGCCGCTCGGTTCTCTGCGATCGATACGCTAATCGTCGACAGGCTTTTGACAGCGACCAGGCCGGTCTCGCGCAAGGAGCTGTTTGAGGCCGCATACGCGCATCGCAAGGATGGCGGCCCGCTCGCCTATAGCAACATTTCGGCGCGGCTCAACAAGATCCAAGAACGCATGAGGCGCCTTGGCGTCGAACTGATACGCCAAGGTCGAAGCCAAACCCGGCGATATAGATTTGTCGAACTTGAAGAGAGCGACGCACAATGAACGTCGCCCTCTGATCATGCTTCTTCTTTCGCTTTGGCCGATACCTGCTGTCCTGATCCTCACAAGAGAGCCCGCCCATGTCCGTCACGCCCAAGGACGTCATCATCTATGGCTCGGCGAACATGCCGGAGGCCGACGGCGCCACGGTAGGCGGCGCTTGCGACTTC